GCCAGCGAGCACGCAAGGCTTATGACGCTAAAGGCATTGACAGAAAAGGTAAAGACATCGACCACATCAAGCCGCTAAGAGCAGGTGGTAAGTCCACGACAGGTAACTTGAGACTGCGTGCGAAGAAAGCCAATCAAGGCGACAACAAATGACGCAAGAGGAAATCAGCGATATAGCTAGGGCACGTTGCAGTGCCATAGCCTATATGCGAGAACAAGGTATGACCTTCGATGCAATCGGTAGAAGATGCGGCATATCTCACAGCAGAGCGCACCAGATGTATGAAAAACACAAACGAAACATGCAGTATGCGTTGCGTGCCGTGCATCGACAAAAACTAATTGAACTACTAACACCAATAATATAAACGGAGAAGCAACTTGGAAATCCTTGAAGACAAGGCACTAATATTCAGAACTAGAAACCCCGAAAAGTACAGCATCATTCCTAAACACAAAGTCATCGAGCGTGATGACGGTGGATACGACGTCGCTGTTTACTGGGGACTAGACGAATGTAGGGTGCTACGCAACCTCGGCGTGAAAGATGTGCCCTCGCCAATCACACGCAAGTACAAGTGGCCCGGTCGTTATAAACCTATGGCACATCAGGTGGACACTGCTGCGTTCTTAACCATGCACCGCAAGGCGTTTGTGTTCTCCGAACCCGGCACAGGCAAGACACTATCCGCGCTATGGGCGGCTGACTATCTGATGCAACGCGGTGAAGTACGTAGGTGTTTGGTGTTGTGCCCCCTGTCCATCATGCAGTCTGCATGGTTGGCTGACTTGAGTAACAGCATCATCCATCGCTCTGCCGTTGTCGCGCACCACTCGCAGGCTAGTCGCCGCATCGAGATGATTCAACAAGACTATGAGTTTGTCATTACCAACTACGATGGTTTGAACTTGATAGCTGATGAGATCAACGCCGATGGGCGCTTCGACTTAGTTATTGTTGATGAAGCTAACGCATACAAGACAGTGACAACAAGGAGATGGAGGTCTCTCAAGTCCATCATCAAACCTAACACACACGTATGGATGATGACCGGTACACCTGCATCGCAGTCGCCGGCAGATGCCTACGGCTTGGCCAAGATCGTCAACCCCGAGGGCGTACCCAACTTCTTTACATCATGGCGCGATAAGGTGATGAACAAAGTCACCCTGTATAAGTGGGCGGCAAAGGCAGACGCTGCCGAGCAAGTGCACGAAGCCTTACAACCTGCCATACGCTTTAGCAAAGCACAATGCCTTGACCTACCGCCAGTATTAACGACTACCCGCGAAGTTCCGTTGACACCACAGCAAGCCAAGTATTACAACCTGCTCAAAGACAGGATGCTGGTGCAAGCCGCAGGCGAGACGATCAGCGCAGTCAACGCTGCCGCTGGTGTAAGTAAGCTGTTGCAGATCAGTTGCGGCGCTGTGTACACCGACGAGAAGGAAGTCGTTGAGTTCGATGCTGCCCCCCGCCTTGGTGTGTTGGAAGAAATCTTAGAGGAGACCACACGCAAGGTCATTATCTTTGCGCTATTCAGATCAAGTATTGATACGATTCAAGCGCATCTGACCAAGAAGAACATTGCCAACGAGTGCATTCATGGTGGAATTTCACCCACCAAACGGTCAGATATCATCCACCGCTTTCAACACGAACAAGACCCCCGCGTATTGGTAATGCAACCGCAGGCTACGGCGCATGGCATCACGCTGACAGCGGCGGACACCGTGGTATTCTTCGGCCCCCTGATGAGCGTGGAGCAATATATTCAGTGCATTGCACGGGCTGACCGCAAGGGTCAGAACTCCGACAAGGTAACTGTCATACACATCCAAGGCTCACCCATTGAGCGCAAGATGTTCAAAGCATTGGAGAGTAAGGTAAGTGATAACTCACTTCTTACCCAAATGTTCGAGATAGAAATAAATTCATGAAAGGGGGTTGCAAACCAAACGCAAACGTGTAAACTGTCCAACCTTAGACAAACAAAAACAGGAGAAGTAAATGAGTGAAAACTCAATCCCGATAGATAAGCTGGTAAAGATTTACCGCAAGATCAAACTTGAAATCGACACGATGACCAAAGAGTACGACACCAAATTGGAAGAACTCAAGTCAGCGCAAGATGAGATCAAGTTCGCACTAAAAGATCAAATGAAGGCACTCGGTGTCTCGTCTTTGAAAAGTCCTTATGGGACTGTATCCATGCGTAACTCGACTACGTACACAACAAATGATTGGGCATCATTCAAGGAGTTTGTCCTTGAGCACGGCGCAGTTGACCTGTTGTTCAAACGTATAGCGCAGTCAAACATGGCGCAGTTTCTTGAAGAGAATCCGGGGGTAGTACCTCCGGGCCTGAACTCTGTAACGGAGTTCAACATTGTTATTACCAAACCAACCAAGTGAGTTTTATATGTCAAACATAACGATTTTTTCGTCTGCAAACGTACCTGCATTTGCTCGTAACAACGAGTTGTCCGACACCGCCAGAGCCCTCACAGGCGGCAGCGTATCCAACACCAAGCGCATCTCTATCAAAGGCGGCGTGTTTCGTCTGGTAGCAGGCGGCAAGGAGGTTGCCTCTATGGATGATCGCCATCTGGAAGTCATTATTGTGAAAGCTGCCCCCAAGGTCAGCCGTATCTTCTACGCTGCCCAGTACGATGCCGACAACATCACTGGCCCTGACTGCTGGAGCAATGACGGTGAACGACCCGAGGCTTCTTCTCAAAACAAGCAGGCTGAAACATGCATAAGCTGCCCCAAGAACCAAGCCGGTTCTGGTCAGGGTAATAGTCGTGCTTGCCGTTACCAACAGCGCTTGGCTGTGGTGCTGGCAGATAACCCATCAGGCGATGTGATGCAGTTGACCTTGCCTGCCACTTCGGTGTTCGGTAAAGAAGAAGGTGACAAGCGCCCATTGCAAGCGTATGCACGTTACTTGGCGGTGCAGAATCCCCCTGTGAATCCTGAGCAGATCGTGACTGAGATGCGCTTCGATACCAAGGCGGAGTCCCCCAAGCTGTTCTTCAAGCCTGTGCGCTGGTTGACTGACGACGAGTATGAAATCATCAAGGAGCAAGCCGAGAGCGACGATGCCAAGCGTGCAGTCGTGATGACAGTGGCGCAGAGTGATGGCGTAAAAGCCAACACCCCCAAGCTGAAGATGTCTGGTGCTCGTCCTATGGGTGAGTTGCTTGCAGAGGAAGAAGCCCCTGTTGCCAAGAAAGCCAAGGCCGCGCCCGTTGCCGATGTTGACGACGAGCCTGAAGTCCGTAAGGAAGCGGCGAAGCCGTCTGCTGTTCCTGCCAAGAAGGGCAAGCTGGCTGACATTGTGTCCGACTGGGATGATGAATAACTAGGAGGAGGGGGCTTCGGCCCCCACAGTATGGCCTACTCACAAAAAACAATCGACGCGATCATGCGTGCCCCAAAGACTCAAGGCAATCAGCTTGGGCGGTGGGCGGCGCATCACAACTTTTCAGTTGTTCGCATTTCAAAAGCGTTGGGTGTGTCAAGACAAACTGTGTACAACTGGTTCGAGGGTGGAGATATCTTTCCTGCCTACGAGCATCGTGTTGAGACACTTCTCAAATTTCTACAACAATCACACTCAGCCGACGAAGCATGGAGAAAAATATGTCAGCATTACAACCTCGTACCTTAAGCAACGCAGAACTCATCAAGTACTTTGCTATATACATGGACAACAAAGACTTTGGCGCTCCCATTGAATGGCAGCATGAGTTACTACGCCGCTTCACTGCAATAGCAACCGACCACGCGTACCCCGTAAAAGACGAGCACCAACTCGACCTGTTCATATAACCCAAAGGACTCCCATGACTCCGCTTGAATTTCTAGCGGTGGTTTTGCCGTCTCCGGATAACGGGTTGTATTGTGCGGCAGAGCTAACTACAAAGAAGAGAGAACACACGTTTGTTCAAAAGATTGAGGAGATAGAGCCAACCGTAGGTAAGTGGGTTACACAGAGCAAAGACATTTATTTTGCGTTGTCCACGTTTGAGAAGTCGGGTAAGCGCACAGCAGAGAACGCAAGATTCATTCGCTCTTTGTTCATTGACATGGATGGGTACGAAACCAAGAAGGAAGCTGCCCTTGCGCTGGATGGGTTCCTTGCCAAGACTGGTATTGATTTACTGGGAAATCCGTATATCGTGAGTTCAGGTGGTGGGCTGCATTGCTACTGGCCGTTTACAGAAGATGTGGCGGTTGGTGAGTGGAAACCTGTTGCCGAGAACTTCAAGCGCCTGTGCAGACAAGAAGCCTTGAGCATTGATATGACCGTGACCGCAGATGCGGCTAGGGTTCTGCGTGTGCCTGAGACTTTTAACAACAAGGCCAAGTACGCTACGCCGCGCCCAGTGCGCATACTAGCCGAGGGCGACACGTTCGACTTCCACGACCTTGCCAACCACATTGAGAGTCAGCTTGTGTCTCTGCCTGCGCTCCCGCGCCAGCACAATGCACTTGCATTACCCGGCCAGCGGCCTGATGTACCCCACACCCCCACCACGGTCAAGCTGTTTGAGAACAGTATCACGCTGTTCAAGAACATCTACAAGAAGACCAAGGACGGCACAGGCTGCGACCAGCTTCGGCACTACGCTGAGAACGCTGCCGAGGACGGTGTGGAACCTATGTGGCGTGGGTGGTTGAGCATCGCGCAGAAGTGTCAGGATGGGGAGAAGGCCGCAGTGTGGTTGACTGACCTGCACCCATACCCGCATGAGCGTATGCACCAGAAGCTGGCTGAGATCAAGGGGCCATACCCTTGCACGAAATTTGACTCAGAGAACCCCGGCATTTGTAACGGGTGTCCACATTGGGGGAAGATCACCAACCCGCTGGCGCTTGGGCGTGAGACTGCGGTAGTCACCGCTGAAACAACCATCGAGTTGCCTGCTGTGGAAGGCCAAGAAGCCAAGCAGTTGATGCGCCCTGAAGCACCCCGAGGGTACGCCTACGGAGTACGGGGTGGTGTATTTATGGAGAAGGAGGATACAGATGCAAACGGTCAAGTAACCAAGCGGCAGATCATGCTGTTGCCTTATGACGTGTTCCCTGTGGACATCTTGAGTCATAACGGTGAACATCTTGTGCATATGCTCGCGGTGCGTGACTACAAAGTACAAGCGGTGTCGTTCCCGCAGAAAGCCATTGTCAGCAAGGACGAGACAGTTAAGGCGCTGGCACAACAAAACGTCATGGCCGCATTCGGCTCTGGCAACGACAAAAACTTATACGACTATGTGAGGGCATGTGTGGAAAAAATGAGCAGCGAAAAGAAACCAATCGAAGTACCAGACCACTGCGGCTGGCAACCAAACGACACCTTTGTGTGGGGCGGCAAGATTTACTCTCCCAACAGAGAAGCCATCGAAGTGCCGATGCCCGGCCTTGAGAACATCACGATGAACGCTAAGCCTGCCGGAACACTGGAGAACTGGCGCAGGTTCATCGACCTGCTGGTGCGCAGGAAACTGTGGGATCACTTAGCCATCATCCTTGTGGGCGCTGGCTCACCGCTGATGCGTTTTACAGGGTTGCACGGCTTGACTGTTCACTGCGCCTCGACCGACTCGGGTACTGGCAAGTCACTAGCGCTGGAAGGCGCGGCATCCATATGGGGTCACCCTACCCACTACCGTACAGGCGCAGGCACTTCTCCTGTTGCGATGCAACAAAGGCTCGGCCTCTTGCACAGCAACCCGCTTATAACGGACGAGATCACCAGCAAGAACCGCGATGAGTTTGAGTGGTTCCCTGCATTCCTGCTTAGTATGACCGAGGGGCGCGGCAAAGAGCGCATGGAGTCTGGAGCC